TTACTGCCCCCTTTACTGTAGATGATTTTAGTGCAGCGAATGGCGCAGGTTCTATAAATGTAGCAAATGACGTTACAGGTTTAGTAGTATTTCGTGATCAACTTATTATCTTTACAGAAGATAGTATCAAAAGACTGACAGGTAGTACCTCAGCAGACTTTACAGTTTCACCTATAACGGATCGCATGGGTTGTATTAATGGAGATACAATTCAAGAAGTGGGTGGGGATATTATGTATCTTGCACCTGATGGTATTAGACTATTAAGTGCTACAGAAAGAATAGGTGACTTTGGTTTAGGAGTAACCTCAGATAAGATATTCAAAGATGTTAGTACCTTTATAAACCAGACATCTAATTTTGCTTCTGTAGTATTAAGGGAAAAGGCACAGTACAGAATATTTGCATACACAGAGTCTGAAACAAAAGATACCGCTAAAGGTCTAATAGCAACTAAGTTTATATCTCAAGGGGCAGACGGTCTTAACTGGTCTACAACTGCAGGAATAAAAGCGAGCATAGCAGATAGTAGATATACCTCCACTCTAGAGACAGTAGCCTTTGCTAATGAGGATGGCTATGTTTATACTATGGAAAGTGGGTCAACGTTTGACGGCTCTACTATTAAGGCAATTTACGAATCTCCGTTTATGCCAATAACTGATCCACAAGTACGTAAAACTTTTTATAAACTTACTTTATATGTAGAACCCTCTGCTAGTATGAACTTAACATTAAATATAAAATATGACTTTGATTCATCTACAGATACTAAAGTAGTACAACCTTCAACGCAACAAATAACAGGAACAGGTTCTTCCGTATTTTTCTTCGGCGCTTCTAATTCTATATTTAACACCTCAACATTTGGGGGCGAGTTAGATAAAGTATACAATACTAATATAATAGGATCAGGTAAGACAATATCTTTAAGAATAGAAGACGCTACAACAAACCCAACTTTTACACTTGATACTGCTTTATTAGAGTTCAGTCAAGAGGATAGACAGTAAGGAAACAACATGGCAGGTTACACCAGACAAGACACGGCGAACAACATTGCCAATGGTAACGTTATTGACGCAGATGATTTTGACGCAGAATATAATGCATTAGAGGGTGCCTTTAATGCTTCAACAGGTCACAGGCATGATGGCACTGCAGGTGAGGGTGCTCCTATTACTAAGGTTGGACCTAGCCAAGACCTTGTTGTATCCGCTACAGATGTACAACCTAAAACAACTAACACCCTTGATCTAGGTACATCTGGCGTACAGTTTAAGGATGGCTTTTTTGATGGTACTTTAAATGCTGATGCAATTACTGTAGGTGAGAATGGTTATTTAAGCTTAGCAGATAACGAGATTGATGTATCTACAGGTGATCTAACTTTAGATATTGCAGGTAATCTAATTGTCGATGCTGAAGGTGATATTACTCTTGATGCCAACGGCGGTGATATTATACTTAAGGACGATGGTACTACTTTTGGTGGTATATCAAACTCTTCAGGACAAACGGTAATTAAATCTGGGTCTACCCCTACCACTGCTATTACGCTATCCGGTGCAAATGCTACACTTGCAGGTAATGCTACTGTGGCAGGTACGTTAGATGTAACAGGGGCAGTTAATTTCAACAACACCACAGCAAGTACATCTAATACTACGGGTGCTGTTATTGTTGATGGTGGTGTGGGTGTCGCTGGTGCCGTAAACATTGGTGGTGATGTAGACATAGATGGTAACCTTACTGTAACTGGATCTAGTAAGAACATCACAGGTAACTTGATTGGTGATGTGAAGAGTACAAACGGTACTAGTGTTCTTGATAGCGGGACTGACGGAACAAATGCAAGCTTTACAGGGTCGGTAACAGGTAACGCATCTACAGCTAGTGCATGGCAGACAGGTCGTAATTTTGCCTTAACAGGAGATGTCGCTGGTTCTGTAACAGGTGTAGACGGGTCTGGTAATGTATCAATAGCAACTACAATACAGGCAAACTCTGTTGCGCTGGGTACAGATACAACAGGTAATTATGTAAGTAGCTTGGTTGCTGGTACAGGTGTTACTCTTACTAATAACTCAGGAGAGAGCGCTACACCTACTGTTGCCATTGGTCAAGCTGTGGCTACAAACTCAAACGTAACCTTTAACAACATCACTGCTTCTGGTAATCTTACAGTAAACGGCACAACTACTACAGTTAATACTACCAACACCACTGTAGCAGACAGTCTTATTGAATTAGGCACTGGTACATCAGGTACACCTGCCAATGATGCTGGTATTGTTATTGAACGTGGTACATCTAATAATGCCTTTATTGGTTGGGATGAAAGTGCAGATAAATTTACTGTAGGTACAGGTACATTTACGGGTGCATCTACAGGTGATCTTACTATTACTAAAGGGACACTTGTAGCTGATTTAGAAGGTGGCGTAACTGGTAATGTTACAGGTACTGTATCTAGTATTTCTAATCACAACACAGATAGTTTAAGTGAAGGTAGCACTAACCAATACTTTACTACCACTAGAGCAAGGTCATCTGTTTCTGCAGGTAATGGTATTAGCTACAATAGTTCAACAGGTGTAATATCCGCAAATGCTTCTGATAGTATAGGGACTACAGACTTAGAAGTATCCTCTAGTATTAAGCTGACTGAAGGTGCATCTGATTGGGTTTTTGAAGTAGACGCAAGTAACAATCTTGTAATTAAGTATGGTACAACCACAGTATTAAAACTAACTACTGCAGGAGCACTGACAGTAGCAGATGATGTAACAGCATTTGGTACTTTATAATGACAGTTACTTCTTTAGATACACTTAATAAACCAAGCGGGGCTATATCTTTAAGTGACCTTAGAACTTACTATGGTCAGTCAGGTGCAGTAAGCCTTAATGGTACTTTTAATGGTGGAGCTAATGCTGTTCCTGACAGCTTACCTGCATCAGGGGTTTCAACATCTATATCCTCTTATAGAACAGCAAATAGAATATTAAAAAAGAAAGGTACTACTCAAACTATAGCAAGCGGCACATCATGGACACCAGCACAGTCTGGTTGTGTTCAATATCATGTGTATGTGTTGGGTGGTGGTGGCTCTGGTGGAGGTTGCTCTACAGATAGAGATCGTGAAAAAGTAGCATCAGGTGGCGGTGCAGGGGGCGTAGCCTTTCGCAGATATAATGTTCAAAACGATGGAATTACATCTGCCTCTATTTCTATTGGTGGTGGTGGTGCAGGAATAAGTTATCCTTCAAGTTCCGGTTATATCATCACGGGACGCAACGGTGGGACGACTACATTTAACCCTAACGGAACTGGTACAACAATTTCTGCAAGTGGTGGGACTAGAGGTTTCCCAAGTCGATTGAGTACGACAGCGGGAGAGGCGGCAGGTAGCCCTTTGACAGCAGGTTGGGGATATTGCTCTCAATCCTTTGGCGGCACAGGATCAGGCGGTGAAAGTAACTATACAGGTGGGTATGGCCCAGGCTTTAATATAAGTGGAGATGGTTCTGCAGCTAGTGGAGGTGGTTCTCCAAACTTAGGCTCTGGCGGTGCAAATGGATACACAGTAAGCCAAGCAGGTTATGCGGCAACAAGCACAACAGCGGCACCTACAAAGCCTAGTGAGTGGGGGTCAGATGTGACTGCAACATTCCAAGGAGGTGCGGGAGTACAACATTCTAGTGGTGCTGCTGGTGCTTCTAATGGTGGGTCAAATTATGGTGCGGGGTCAGGTGGCTCCTCAAGTGAAAGTGGCGCAGGTTCTACATCAAGCGGGTCGCAAGGCGCAATATTTGTAACATACTATGAGATAAATACATAATGGATATGGATACTATTTGGAACGTGGGCCTTACCGCCGCCTTAGCTGTAGCTGGATTTCTAGCTAGAGGTTTGTTTATGGAAGTACAACGATTACAGTTACTACTTAATAAGACCCGTGAAGAAGTAGCTAAAGAATATGTCACGAAATCAGAAGTATCATCAAACATTAACAGAATATTAGACAAGATTGATGCATTAGATGCTAAGTTAGATCAAGTCCTTTTGGATGGTAGGAAGTAAAAAATGGCTAAACAGTTTTTAGGTTTTACACCAGAACAAGTAGGTAGACTTATACCTGAATTAAAAGATATGCAGGGTGATGAGCAGAGAAAGATTATTGCTGCTAATCCTGCCTACTCACAGCGTATGGGATATGCAACACAACGTGCCATGAATATGATTAATCCAGAACCTACAGGTTTTAATGAAGGTGGTGATGTACAAGCTAAACTGGATCAAGCTAAGCAACGTGTAAGTGATGCTACAATAAAATTGCAATCAGCTAGGGATGCTCAGTCTGCAGATCCTAGTAACGAATCTCTAGTACAGGCAGTACAAAGAGCAGAGGCAGATCTTAATAAAGCTAATGAAGCCTTTAACACAGCTAATGCAGCCTTTAAAACATCAGCGTTAGATACAGGTGCAGAAATGACAGCCTCTATGCAGTCAGGAGATGCTGCTAAAAAGGCTGAGGTAGCAACCATTGATCCTAATGCTGAAGGTACTACTATAGCAGAAGGTACAGGCCAAGTATCTGAGACAGCCCCTACTGCAACCACTACTACTGCAGAAACAGCAGCACCAGCTACAGCACCTGTTAAAACAGAGGCACCAGAAGTAGAAGCTAAAACTGTAACAGATGAAGTTCAAAGCACTTTAGATAAACTATCTGCTGCTACAGGTAAGCCTAGTGATGAAGCCTTAGCTGAGGCAGCTACTATGTCTCCTGATCAATTAGCTCAGCTAGGTTTAAGTGCAGCACAGATTGCTGAAGCACAAAAGGTTAAAGCCCCTGATGCACGTAAGGTAGAAGCAGGTGAGCTTATTGAAGGCTCTACTGTTGATATGGCAAGAGTGCGTAAAGAGACAAACTTTGAGGCAGCTACAGGGCAACCCTCATCTAACGCTACTGTTCAAGGCCAACTGACGGGTCTTATGGAAGACTTTGAAACTGGCAAACCCCCAGCTTGGGCAGCAGGTGCTATGAGGGCAGCAGCCGCACAGATGGCTGCGCGTGGGTTGAGTGCATCTTCTATGGCAGGTC